ACATCTGTACCTACAACAGGTGCCGTAGCTTTGTTGTACAACCTAAAAGCAATCGAAGCTCCAGCTCCACCACCACTGTGGGTGTTATGAATAAACAGGTTAAAGATTGTACCAGGACTAGCTTTTACTGATGTTGCATTTGTGCTGTTAGTAGAGCTTTTAAAGTGAACTTTAGTAGAAACAGGTAGTTCTCTATCGTACCTACCAGGTGTAATATTGTAAGTGGTACTACTCATGTTGCTCCATCAATCGAATCAGCTTCTGTGCGTAAATGGGGTCTGTGGCGTAACCTTCCTTCTTCAAGAGGTATGCACAGTCTTCACGAGAGGTGGCTCGATTGACGCCTTTATAACCTTTGTAGTCCTTATACCACTGAGTAACAAGGTGCTCTACGCAGTCATAAGGAGTAGCAAAATCTTTGAAGGAAGCTTTGATGGTAACGGGACCATTACCGTAGTCTTCCCAGGTAGTCTTTACAGTACCAGTACCTTTGATACCAAAGAAGTTATTTCGACCACTTGTTGCAGTACCAAATGCTGATTCGAGTGCCCATTGTGCAGCAACTACTTCTGGGAATTTAGCTCCAGCAGCACGAGCAGCAGCTTCAATACCTTCCCAGGTATTATCAAATTGTTGAGGAGCTACAGGAGCAGGTGTACGCCAAAGCTTTACCCACTCCGCATCATCAGACAAGCCAAAAGACCCTAGAAAACGCTCTAGAGCCTCAATGGCTTGCTTTTGATGAGGTAACCCCTTGTAGTTCTTTACAACGTCAAGGAGTTTGATGCTCATTTGAATGTATCCTTAATGCGTTGGATTTGATCGTCTTCCTTACGCAGAGGCTTCAATGCATTGATGCCACTAAGGATGAGTTGTACAACACTGTTATCCTTCAGCTTAGAAGCACCGATGATTTCGGAACCAAGGAACAGTGCAAGGAAAGCAAGTGCCTCATAGGACACTTTGATGCCGAGAATAGTGATCATGATGTGACCTATAGGTAAGAGTTACCAGGGGACTCCAGCAGAAGTTGTAGGAGTCAATTTTTCAGCGATTTGTGCATCGAGTGCAGCGTCGATCTCGGTTACTTTCTCTTCACCAAGCTTTTCTTTAACCCAACCAACGACGACTTCTTCAGTCAGTTGGGGATACGGGATAGCGTCAGCTTCAGGTGCTTCAAAACCAAGAGAGCCATAAGCACCAGCTTGCTCACCATCACGGAAACGAGTTACGGTATAGTGAACCGTGTAGACCGTACCGATTTCATCGAGCTTGCGCTCCATGTTAGCAATCTTGAACACGGTAAAAGGAAAGTCAATACCAGGAGTAGACATGATAATAATAAAAGTGTTTAGTGAGTAGGACTACGAGGCTTGGAGTTGTGCCTTTAGCGCGTCAACTTCAGCCGATAACTCTTTGATAGCGTTAACCAGTACCGGAATCAGCGCGACGTACTCCATGCCTAGCTTGGTAGGTGCGTCTTCGGGTTCGCCCTCGATGTGCTCGCCAGTGTCAAACACCGATTGAGGGACTAATGGCTGGACCTGCTGAGCAACGAAGCCAAGTTGCTCAATGTGGGGTTGAGATTTAAGAGAGTAGCAAACTGGCTCAATTTGTTTGATGGTGTCAAGACCATACTCGACTGGACCAAGAATGTCTTTTAAGCGCCCATCTGATGTTTGTGTGCCGATGACGGTTCCATTTGTTGTTCCAACGTCGTTGGCGCTTGCCGATGATCTAAGTATGTCAGAATTATCAGTCCAGTAATACCTGTTAGCTCCGTCTTCTGCTTCAAGAAACAAGAATGGACCAGGATTAGTTATTCCTGCGTGTTTGTAAAGGCCAATCTCAACATTACGCTCATTTCCGCCAGAGGTATTGCCCTTAGCCACAAAAGAGGTTTGCTGGTTATTGGCAAGTGACGCTGATTCCGTCCAAATATTTGCATTACCTGAATCTTTATATGCTTGAATTAAGCTATTGCTGTCTCGACTCGTAGACGTGCCAACTAAAAGTTTTCCATCTTCAGTAAGCCTGGCTTTTTCTGTGTATGTGGTTCCAGTTGCCGCGCCAGTTCCAAACGCTAGTGTTTGAGCAACTATTCGCATATCGCGCAGATTGCTACTTGTCGTGCCTTGTGTGCCCGTAAGTTGCACATAGCCAGAAGCGTTGCCAGAAACTTGCAAGCCTCTATCAGAAACAGGGCAGACATCTAACGATGCGCCAGGACTCGTAGTGCCAATCCCTACACGGCCTGCGGAGTCAATGCGGAGTCCTTCTGTTGATGAGTTTGTAACAAACCGCATGTAGTTTGATGCGTGGTTATATTCAATTTGACCAGCATCCGCACCATCGTTAAAACGTATACTGCCACCAGTTGTGCTACCAATAGTGATTCCACGCTCTGCTGCCGCCGAGTTGTCACCTACAACTAGCTGATTGGCGTTGTTGGATGTATTCGTGCCCGGCGTAGAAGTCCCCAGACCTACCCTGTTATTACCAGCATCTACATAGAGCGTCCCTGCATCCAGGTTAATGCTCCCATCAGCACCAAGCACGATGTTATTCGTGACTGAAGATTCGTTCTTCAGGTTTGTTGTGTTAAGTGTAGACATCAGTTGGCCTCCAGTGCGGTGATACGTGCAGCAAGATCAGTGTTGGCTGCCTCTAGGGTTTCGATGCGCTCCATTGCTTCCTGTAGTGCTCCAACTGCCTTCATGTAGAGGATGGACGCCTTGAAGCCCAATACCTCATCGCCTTCTGCAACCAAGCCGCCAGAGGCAGGTACATCTTCGGCGGTAGCGATCCGCTTATCAACTAATCCAGGGCTAACGGCTTGCAACTCTTGGGCAATAGGACCAAGAAGCAGGTCGCCGGTTGGATCAGACTTCCAGCGATACTTTGTAAGCCTGACTGCTTTGATGTCATCCCATTGGGACGGCGCATCAACGATGTCTTGTTTAAAGCGTTCGTCAGAAGTTAGCTGGCCGTAGGAGCTGTTAGTGTTTTTAACGTCGCCGTTGGTGGTAACCGTAAAGGATGTCGTTCCACCGGTGACAATACCTGCTTGGCTATGAACTCCTGTGATCAGGCCGACAGACGTGCCAGCTGCGGATGCGCTGCCAATAATGACTCCAGACTCTGCCGAGTGAAAGCGCTTGTATCCATCACTCTCAAGCCTCATCCGCTCCGTCGGGCTGCTCGCTCCGTCGGCTGTAGTGGAGAACGATAAGCGCCCAGGGTAATCACTCGATCCTGCTGTTCCATCAACTTCGCAGGAAATCTGTCCGTAAATGCCGCTTGCATTGTCTGCAAAAAGCAAATATGTAATACCTGCACCAGCAGTTAAGCCAGTAGAGTTGGAGTCCCTTTGAAAATAGACAATACTGGGCTGCCCTGCCGAGAAACTATTTCCCTGAAAAACTGCTCTAGTTGACGTAGACGCAGAAGACGTGCCAACTAACAGGCGTCCATTCAGGTCTATGCGGCATCTTTCGGCTTCATTAGTCCAGAAGGACATGACTTCGTTATTTTGTTCATAACGAATTTGTCCTTTCTTGGTGGCGCCGCCACTAGTTCCATCTGCAAAGAAAATAGAGCCATAACTGCCAACCGCATCGCCAGTGTAAATAGTGAGACCTTGATCTCCTGCTCCGTTTCCAATAACTAACTGATTTGCTTCCGCATCAAAACTGCCAGGCACAGTAGTGCCAATCCCTACGTTGCCTCCGAAAGGATTAAAAATATTGTTATACGCAGTTGTTGCTGTTGAATTGGTGGGTTGGTAGATAATTCCATCTCCTCCCGTTGTTTTTGCAATATTAAGTTGAACCGATGAGCCAGTACTTTCTGGGTTAATAATGCAACCAGCTTTTGAAAGTGTTTCTCCAATGTTTGAGGCATATGTGCCGTCTCCTGCGCGATTCACATGTAGCGCGGCTCCAGGGCTACTAGTCCCCAGACCTAAGCGGCCATTAGAATCTAAAGCAACCAATGTACCATTTGGTACTGTTGGCAGACTCAAAGTATTATCACCAGCAACAGCGCTGGCTTGGATCTCGGTATAACCGGAGGTAGATCCTGTAAGACGTACTTTAGACATGATTAGTTACCTCCTTTGAGTGCTTGGACTTCGGCTTCTAGTTCCTGTACTGCTTTAACAAGTACAGCGATGATGCCTTGATAGGCGACGTTCAGGTGATTCGTACCAGGCTTAACAATGCCATCTAGGTATTGCTTACCTTGCATTGCCTGCTGCAGTTCCTGAGCGATGAAGCCGGACTGAGTGGATGTATCTTGGGAATACTCAGATTTGTATTGGAAGGTCACAGGACGCAATGCCTTGACGACATCCAAGGCAGACTCAAGATCCTGTACGTTATCTTTCAGGGAGGCGTCAGAGCCGTTGACGTAAGCACCTTGACCCCAGACACCAGTGCCGAAGCATTGGAGGTTGTAGGAGCCTTGGGAGGTAGACGTGCCAACTAACAATCTTCCGGAGCTGTCGATGCGGGCGCGTTCGGTTGAACCACCTGTAACAAAATTGATAAAACCATTTGCATTGTCAGCTGTAAGGCCAATACCGTTGGCCTGGTTGCAATAAATAAATGCTGCATTTGGCCTAATCGCAGCATATGTAGTGTAGTTTGTACCTCCGATTCCAAATGAAGCATCAAAAGTACCGTTGTGCGCAACAAAAGAAGCATTTGCACCAGTCCCACTGTTGGGGTTGGTAATCCTTATTGCCCCGCCAGTATTTACTGAGGTTGACGCCTCAAGGATAGTGTTAGGACTCGTAGTGCCAATCCCTACGTTGCCTGAAGCGCTAATAACTAAACGATCAGCAACAGTACCTGTGGCACTTGCCGTAAGCTGAGAGATCTTAAAAGACGATCCCTTAGAATCGGAAGTAGTCGGAACTGCGACTTCATTCCTAGCGCCAACATACCAATTTGAGAACGGACCACTGGTTCCTCTCGTCCGAAAGCTTATTAGAGATCCCGAATTTGCAGAGTCAGTGTTTGTATTCCTGAGCTGTAAAGAGCTGGCGGCGCTATAGCTGGTATTGCTTCCATCTGTAAACCCATCTTGACTAAAGTCCGCATGAATTAGATTCTCCGGCGCGCTAGTCCCCAGACCTAGTTTCCCGTCCGGGGTAATACGTGCCGCTTCACTGCCTGATCCAGCGCTTAGAGGTATAAACCTTATAGCTACATCATTAGCACCATTGCTAACTGCTTTTACACTGGCCAATCCACTCGTGGATGACAGCATAATTCCATGCGCCGTGTCGTAGGCATTTGCTGCGGTTGCGTGGTCTCCACTGAAAACTGCCGCTCCACGTGCATCAATAACTTCTTTAGGTGTCGTTGTAGCAACGCCGATCCTGCCATTTGCATCAACAAACAGTCTCCCCGACCCATTAGTCGAGATGGCTACTTGGTCTGCCGCAGGAAAGTAAACCCCGGTGTTGACATCGCCACCCTGAAGAGCAGGTGTAGTCGCGTCTCCATCAACACCACTGATACCAGTTGATCCGTTAATTGAAATAGACATCAGACCACCACCCAGTTAGAGCCATTAGGAACAGTGACCGTGACTCCGCTAGCAACTGTTACCGGACCAGCAGTCATTGCATTTTTATTAGTTGTAATTGTGTAGTTTGTGTTCACTGTCTGATCGTTTTCATAAAATACTTGATCACCACCACCACCAGTAGCTCCGGCACCTACACTTGTCCAGGTACTTCCATCATAACCTTCAAATTGATTAACATCACTATTAAAGCGAATGTAACCAGCAGAAGGTGTAACATCTCTTTCTGCAGTTGTACCTGAAGGTAGTTCAGCAGAACCAGTAGTAGATGTTTGTGGAATATATCCGTCAATTGTTTGACCAGCAGCAAAAGTAATAGCGCCAGTCATGGTGCCGCCTGTCAGCGGTAGTTTATTTGCAATTGCGGTGTCTTGAGTTGAATTAGCACTATCTACGTAGTTCTTAGTCGCTGCATCCTGTGATTGAGTAGGGTCAACAACATTTGCAATCCTATTGCCAGACATGTCTAAAATGTCAGCAATAGTAACGTTACCTGTACTATCTAGGATAGAGCTACCGTTTAAGTCTAGGTTTGCACCAATAACTGCGTTACCACCTGGATTAACTACAAGGTTTTGTAGATCTACATTAAATGATCCAGTAGAGACAAAGATTGCATTACTTTGCTGATCAACAGTAAAGAAGTTACCGATCTTAAACTTACCATTATGGTCAGTAATAGCAGTCCAAATTTTACCGTTATTCAGCTCAACAACTTGATTGCTTTCAACAGGTACACCACCATTCTCAGGAAGTGCTGAGTAATTAGTACCACTACCAACATACTCCATAGTATGACCGCTAGAAGCAATCATAGAACGAAGATAGAACTGAACAGCAGCACCAGTTAATACTGCACCGTCAAGACCAAGGTTTTGAGAACGATCAGCAGGATCAGGACGGCTAATAACAACATCCCATCCAGCACCATTAGGAGTGGCAGAAAGAACAGGATAAGTATTACCACCAATGTCTACAAGCATATTGCTTTGAGGACGAGTGGCAGAGCCATGCCAAGGAGAGCCTGCTACAGGCGTATCAATGGTAAAGGTGGTGTCATTATCGTTAGCATCTACAGTGGTCACAGCGGTGAAGATAGCGCTGGTAGAGCGACCAGCTGCAACAAGACCATAACGACCAAAGTCAGTAGTAGAAGCAGCAAGGTTAGCTTGACCACCGTTAAGTGCTTTAATGTGGTAATGGTTAAAGAAGGCATAGCTGCTGGTACACTGGGCGTAACCATTGTTAGTAACAAGGATACCAGGACCATCAAGACCCACATGGGTGTAGCTATCACACACCATTGAACGTAGTGGAGAGCTACTATCAACAACAGAACCATCAACAAGCAAACCACCACCAGTCATAGCAGAGTCTGTATCACCAGCACTACCACCAGCAGGTGTATGAGCGTTAAGGTTAGAGTTATCAATCTCCGAATCAGAGAAGTTAGTACAATTCTGAATATAAGGAGACTTATAAATCATAGCTCCAGGGTAGAACGAAACGTTCCAACCTTGAGTAGCAGGGAGACCGTAGGTAACATCTTCGTCAATAGATCCTACCTCACCCCGTACACCACTTGCCTTAACACCAGTAAAGGTCAAGTTCTGCAGGAATGTACCACTATTGACACGGAACAAACTGTTGGTCTCAGTAGCAGGAGTAGGATGGATGACACAACTACGAAGAGCTGTACCAATAATCGACACATCCTTTTTAGTAATGTCAATTGGAGCAACTTCTTGGTAGACACCAGGAGCCACTACAACAACACTACCATCGCCGTAGATAGCATCAGCATTAATCTGGTTAATAGCTGCCTTAATAGTCGCTTTAGGACGGCTAATACGATGACCATCGTTGTTATCATCACCAGCAGTAGCATCTACATAAACAACCTTAGGCTGGTTAATGAACGCACCACCAGAGGCAACAGCAAGCCAGTTACTACCATTCCAAACAGAAACAGTCAGGTCTTGGTCATTCTGAAGCCATGTCTTACCAACAACCCAATTAGAACCTGTAGGTTGGGTAGGAGACACAATCGTGTCAAACCGTTGAGCAGCAGCAAAGGTTGTAGGAAGACGTGTATCACTCAGCCATGAAGGACTACCTGCTTCTTGTTCAGCATAGGTGATGATGTCTTCATCTTTGATCTTACTGAAGTCAACAGAGTTGTCAGCAAGACCAACAGTAATTGTACCATCACCATCATCAGTAATGGTTACACCATCCGAACCTGCAATATCATTAGTAATAGCAGTGTCGATACGTTGATCAATAGACCGAGTAGTAGCAATATAATCATCACTACTTACCCAAGCTTCACTACTAATTAGAGTGTCACCAATTTCATCTTGGAATCGAGCATCAATAGCAGCTGTAGTAGCTACCTTTTCATCAGAGCTAACCCAAGTGTTGGTTGACTTAATGGTTTCTGTTTCATTATCCCAAGTGTTATTATCTGTTTCTTGGGTAACAAAACGGATCTGCTCAAAGTTATCGTTAAGATCCTGAGCCCGAATAACGGACCCAGGAGCAAACACAGCACGAGCAGTATCAATGTCCGTATCACGATAAATACGGACAACGACACCATCAGCTGGAGCTGTGTTAAACCTAACTACACTGCCTGTAGGAAATGTGTATGCATTTGTATTGACACCATTAAGGCTTACCTTAATGTCAGTGTCCTTATTTAGATATTCAAATGTAAAAGTGAAGTCTGTTTGACCTGAAGTAGGACCACCAGGATCACCAATTGGAAGAAATACGTTTTCAGTTACAGCCATTGTTAGGTGTGTAAGAGGTTAATGCGGGTGGCATTAATAAGACATACGTTGTTTCATGTCCTTAAGGAACCGATCAGCTCCTTCAATATCACCAACCTGTAGGAAGTTCTCAACAGTTTGGTTCTTATAAACTTTTTGTTGAATACCATCCCTAGTAGAGATTTGAGATTCAGCAAGACGCATAGAGGAACGTAGAGCAGCATCCAAATACAAGTGAATAGGCTTAAACTTCTCTACATCAGGAGTCAGACCTCTATTCCTTGCTTCTTTAAAGTCTTTACGGAATTGCTTACCATCCTCACTTTGCATGATGCGTTGAATTTCTGCTTTAAACAGACGCTGCTTACCCATCATACTAGTGACTTCAGAACGTTCTTCGTTGCTGTACTCTACACCGCGACCATTAGTTTTAAGTGTAGGACGACCATCGTACTCAATGTCAATAAGGAACTGCTTCTCAGGAGAGATGTCACCATTTACCTTCCAAGGCATGTACGTATTCCATACACGTGCCCAGAAGTTTGGAGGTGCTCCAACTGGACCACCATCAATCCAGTCAGCAGCATCAGGTAGATTCTGCTTAGCAACAGGAAGACGATTAGAAACCAGATCAAAGAAGTTATTCTCAAGCTCCTTCTTATTAGGAGTAATGAGACGACCAAACTCAGCCATCAAACTAGAGCCGGGCATGGCAGCGCTAGTAGCAAAAGAAGAAGTCCAGCGGTTAATAGCACCAACATCACCACGGATAACGTCATTAAGAGGCTCCAAAGCAGCCAACATAGACTTATCAGTAATAGTAGCACTAAGAACAAAGCCAGCAGCACGAAGATTCTCTGCAAGATCAGCAGAATTAAGGACATCAAAGTTATCCATAATGTTTGCTGTCAACGCAATCCAGTCACTAACACCAGGAATACCATCGTAGCTAACCCAATTACCACCAGGTACACGGATAGAACGAGGCTGCCAGTTAGCGTCACGACGTAGACGTTGCTTCTCTTTGTCATAAAGACCATCACCAGTAAGACGATCAGACATAAAGAGACCAACAGCACCCATCACACTCATTGTGCCAATAGCCTTACGTCCCTTCAGAATTGCACGTTCTGTGTTGTAGACACTCTCAATGTTCTCCATAGTATAATCAATACCACGAGAAGAAAGGAGTTGCTCTACTTCAACACCAGACATTTGCTTGAATGGACGATCAAAGGCATTTACCTTATTAATAAACAGTCCAACAGGATTATGACTACCAAAGTAAGTAGCCATATTCAAAGGAGTCTTAGTAAAGAGAAGGAATGGTTTGAGGATAGGAGCAGTACGAATAAGACCAGAAAGAGCATCATTGGCTGAGTTATCCAAAGCCATGGAGATCTCACCAGATGCATAACGTACAGCAGAGTCTGTAATGTTATCATTTTCGTCAAACATTGCAGAATATACCTCTTTAGATAGCTGATCAGAAGCTTTCTTATCAAGAGGAATTACACCACTTTTAGTTACAGTATCCCAAGCCTTACCACGTGCTTCCCAGTTAGCAACAACAGCTTGAGTGAAGCCATCAAATGCCTGCATACCACGTTGACCAAAGCGAAGCCATGGATGCATTGCAAGGTCATTCTGTGCCTCTACAATAGACATCATTACTTGAGGACCATACTCACCTTGTTGTGCTTTAGCATCAGCAAACTGACTAAGTAGCTCTAGTTGCTTTTGATCTGCTACACCTGTATCTTCACGCAAAGCCATCACATAAGGATCAGAAGCAGACCTACGGAAGACCTGATTCATGTAACCTAATGCATTAGTAAGTGTATCCCAAGCAGCAGAGTATTGGTACCAACCCCTACGAACACTAGCCATGTCTCCGTTAATTACAGCACCAGCCATCTGAGAAATAGGACGCTCAGCAAGCAAAGCAATGTTAGAAACACCTGCCTTTGTAGGAGTACCAACAGCAGAAAGAGTAGAGTTATAAACGTTAGACCAGAAGCCACGCATTACAACAGAAGGAATGTCAGGCTCACCATCAAAGAAAGCTTTATTAATAGTACCTAAAGAGTTGCGTACATAGTTGTTAAGCTTAGAGATTGTGTCTACCTTACCATCAGTAAACTCATACGCCATCATCAACGGAGCAAGCATCTCAGGACGTTCTGCCTTTACTTCACGAAGAGTGTTAATGGTTTGCTTGGCTTCAGCTTTAATACGTGCAATAGACTTAAGGGTTTCATTCTCTTCGTTCTTAATCGTATTCTGAATACGCTTAGCATAACCAGCATCAGCAGCTTCGCTACCTTTCATCGTAAGACGATTCCACAGGTTAAGCATATTCAATGCACGACCACGAGAGTATGAAGTCATACCCTTTTGTGCCATCAAGAATTCAAGACGATCAAGGATCTGTTCTTGTGCCCGATCAACAGCAGCAGTACCATCCATTAGACGTACACCTTGAGCCATGTCAGAAACCTGACCAGCAAAAGAGGTGCCAACATATGCCTGAGCACGCATAACATCCATGTTAGCGTAGTCATCCATCAACTTATTAATAGTCTGGAAGACAGCAGCATAAGCCTCACTCTTCAGTACAGGAGCACCTGTATCTACATCAATACCTTGCCACTTCTTAATTGCCTGTTGAAGCTCAGGCGTATCCATCCTGTAGAAATCCATAGCCAGATCTTCACCGGCACTCATGATTTCTTTGTGGGAAATGTACTTACCCGAAGCAGTCTTGTAGCCATACTCACCAGCATCTTTCAGCTGAGAGGCGAGACCTTTAATAATAGTCTCCATACCTTCAGGTACTTCAAGACCAAACTTAAGTGCAGGTTCAGAGATGACGCTACCTACACGACCATAGACACTATCAATATTGTTGTTAATACGTACTACATCAACTGAAGCTCCAACAATACCTAGTGGATCTACAGAACGAATGCCTGATTCTTCATAACCATAAAGGTCATGGACACCGAGCATCGGCTCATCAAGGTTAGCATTCTTAGAGAAGTTGTACTCACCAAGCTCATCTAAAGCGTCTGAGCGACGTGCAGCAGACTCTGCAATAGCCTCCTCGATGTCATCAGCAGCTTCGGTACCTAAGTTCTTTGAGAACCATGCTGTAGCCTTTTCTGACTCGGGTACCCATTGAGTAGAACGAACTACTCCACGAATGCCTTTGACAACTTTAGCCACACCCTCGGCAACATCAACAAATAAACCGAGTCCAACTCCTTCTACTACGTTTTTAGTACGTTTTAAATCCTGGCTATCGCTATCTAATGTAGCAATATCATCAGAAATCCAACCAAATTGAGCTGGAAAGTTCTTTTTAAGTGTACCAGTCAGGTTATCATCAGTTTGGTTAGGTTCTGCAACATAATCGACTGCCGCACCAACACCAGCTGAAAATAGTTTAGGTGCAACCCATTTAACAAAAGGGTCTTGTAGCATTTTCGCTTTACTTGCGCTGCCAACACCTTTAAGAGCCGCACCACCAACACCACTTAAAATAAGTGTAGGAGCAACTATACTGCTAATCTCCCTAATTCCTTGAGTAATATCACTTTGAAACTTAGGAAGTTTCTGTACCTTACCATCAGGACGGAATGGATTAACTATTCCAGGTACTTCCTTAGTAGGAAGAATGTTGATAAGGTCTACACCAAAGTCAAGAATACCAGTAGGTATAGCCACTGCACCTTCTAGTGTTTGCCTAGCGAGACCACCAATGTCAATACCGCCTTCTTTTTTAGGCTGTTGTTCTTGCTCTTGACCCGTAGGTTGAGCAGGTTGTTGCGTGGATCCTTGAGGCTGTTGAGGAGCAGCTTCAGCAGCCGCTTGCTGTAGCATTTGCCGACGTGCCATGTCCTCCATGAGTTGCATGTCACGTTGACTTTGCTCTGCTTGCAGCATCATCCGCTGCTCCTCTTCTGCCGTCATGTCTGGCGTACCAAACAGGATCTCTTGCGTGAGATCGTCTTCGTTCATTATTGTAAGGGATTAAATCCAATTACTGCATTTGCTTCAGCAGACCACTGTGCTTCAGCTTCTCGATCATATGGAAGATTTAAGGGAGGTGCTACATCAATTGCATAACCTTTACCATGTGCTCCAGGATCACCAGGTCTAATGTAAGATGTAACTCGGTAACCCTTGGATTCATACAACTTTTTAGCTTCCATAGCTTGTTGCTTAGTAGCAAATTCGTAGTGGTTATGATAAGCTTGTCCACCATGACCAACTGGATCGTAGATAACACTACCAGTATTCATGCCTTGGATAGCTGGATCACCGCTAACGTACTGCTTAACAGCAAAGGTATTCCGCATTGTTGTTGTAGATCGTAGCTGTGAGACATCTCCATATTTAGCTAGTGCTTTGGAGAATTTAGCCATATGATTAATAGTCTCTTGAGGAAGTGGTCTTCCTTGTGTAAGGTATTCGTCGAATCTACCAGGACCAGCATTATAAGCACCAGCAGCTTTTACAGGATCACCATACTTCTTAAGCAGTTGATTGTAATAAGAAGTACCATAATCAATGTTTGCTCGCGGATCAGCTCCTCCTTTATATTGAGGGTGGTACGGAGGATAAATTTGCATCAAACCAATTGCACCAACTGAAGACCCAGCATTAGGGTTCCAGCTGCTTTCAATCTCAATAAGTGCAGCAATATAATTAGGTGCCACTCCATATTTTTCAGCAGCAGCCACCACCATAGGACCGTACCCATTAGGAATCCTAGTCTCATCAAATTGACGAGTAGAGACCATAGCCCTAGTAGAGATCTCAGGAGTACCATAAGCGTCCAGCTTCCTCTTCAGTTCAGGGCTAGCCTGAGCATTAAACTTCATGGTAGATTCAGGAAGCTGCATCATCGGTAGACCAGCAGCAACACGTTGACGGTTAATTACCGTGAACGGGTCAACGCCCATTTGTCTGCCAATATAAACAGCCATTGGATCCATTTTAAAGTTAGGCTTAGAGGCGTTTTCTTCTATCGCCCTTAGCTCTTCATCATTAAATATAGCTCCAGGGGTATTTAGAATATCTTTTTTAAGAGTTCTGATGTTTTGCTGAATTCTACCAAGACGCTCTTTAGAAACATTTGATGGTGTTACTATCTTAGAAAACTCAGCATAACCACCTACACTATCAAAAAACTTAGCATTTTGAATCTGTGCTGAGAACTTACTTTGAACAAAAGAAAGCGCAGCTTCTACAGCATTCGGATCACCAACTGCAGAAAGCTCTTGATACTTGCGATAGAACTCATTGTGTAGCTTCTGCTCCATTAAAGGAACAGTCCAATGGGGTTTACCTCCAACAACTTTTGCAGCTACTTGTGGAGGACTCTGAACCAAAGTAGACAGAGCTTCCAGTTGAGGTTTAAACTGATTATTAGCAGCACGATCAGCACTCACTCTCCTAGCAGCAGCACGATACTTATCTGCAATCCTACCTGGAATGCCCATTTGATTAAGGCGTTCCTCAGTCAATTGACCAGAATCTTGTAGCTTATTTAGGGTTTCTGTGATCGACTGCTCATAAAGAGCGTTAGTACTTTCGTTCTTCTCAAGAGCATCGAGAATAGTAGTAGCTTCTCCAGGTAGTTCTGGGAACAAGTCACGGAGCCTTAGGCGTGCATTCTGAATATCTTCATTAGAGAAACCACCAGGGTTATCACGAAGCATCTGTGCTAGATCAACCTCAGCTGCATGGTACCTAGCTTTTTCTTCGGCTTGAGTAAGGTTGTAGTCCTGCAAAGCACCTCTACGTGCTTCTTTAAATGACTGCATCAGTTCTAACAACTTTGGATCATTCTTATTGAATTCGCCAAATGTAGTCTCTGTACCATCATCTAAGGTCATAGGAAGACCCATGAGCCTTTGTAGCATTTCTTGTCCATTTTCCCACCTATTGGGATCCATAGACATACTACCAAGAACCTTGTAAAGTAATGCTTTCCTAGCAGCTCTTTGAGCGCCTGCTGGTGCTTCTTGAATGTTTAGAAGAGCGGCTTCAATACCACCACGATCCAAGGTTTGCTGCATACCACGGACAAGGTTTTCCTCTACCTTTCCATCAATAAACTTACGAGATGCTGCATTAGCAGCTGTCATTACTTGATTTTCGTAAGCTTTAATTAGAGGATGAAGATAAGCAGCAGCTACCTTTGGATTAATTTCTAGAGCGCCAGACTCTCTAAAATAAAGACCACGTTGTTGGCTGAGGATCTCTGTAACAGCTTTAGGTTGATTGGTAGCCATTGCCTCAGAAAGGCTAATTTCTTGACCATCAACTGTGTACTTAGTATCCCAGTTTTCTGTAGAGTAAGTAGCAAACCCTGCGCCAATATTTTGAGTTAACTCTTTACTATCGTTCCAATACTTAGCATTGCTATGCTTCATTAAGTATCGGACATGTTGGATAGATGCACCACTATCGAGAAGACCTTTAATGAATTGGTTCTCATTAAGAGATTGATCAGTGAGGTTCTTATCTAGTTTGTAGATCTCTTGAAGACCTTTGAGGTCTACACCTGTAGCATAGATAGCTTGATGGACACCTAGTTTAATACCTTCTTCACGTTTCTGGTAGAAAGTATTGACGGCTTCAAATGCTGTATTAGAGAATGAAGCAAGGGATTCAAGAGTCTTCAGTTCTTGAGCACCTTGAATCTCAGCATCACGAATAGTTTGCCGATAGTTTCCTTGAATTTGATCTTGAACACGCTGTCGGTTTTGTTGATCTAATTTAAAGATCATGTCCCGATTGCCTGCTTCCACACGCTGAGCATTCTCCATTGCTGCAGCGTAGCGGTTCCTATTCTGAATGTCAAAATTCATTGCACGCTCCATAGCACGCATGTAATTCTGACCTTGTTGTAGGTATTTTCCAGTCTCGTCAGGAACTTTTATAGGATCAAACCCCTGAGGACTGGCATAGCTTTTAAATTGTGCCATTTACTTAAAATATCCCAGAAGTTAATTTAGATCCAAAAGGACTCCCTCCAAAAGACATGCCGCTTGTATCTACACCAAAGTCACCGCCAAAGCTAGGAGTAAAGTTCATAGCACCTATAGCAGTTTTGGTAAGACCAGGAAGAGCTGCTCCAAGACCCGCCATAAGTGGGCTTTGACCACCAACATAACCCCGTTGTGGTCTAATGCTATTCCACAGCTTCTTATCAAATTTCATAGGATCTTGAAGGGTAGGACGAGGTAGAGGCAGCGGTTTAGGAACAGCAGGTGGCATCATAGGCTCAAGCATAATACTTGCAATAGCATTAAGATCAGCTTGATACTTACCAAGAGCAGCTTGATTGCGCATTGCTTTACCTTGATTACCAAGACTAACACGAGACGCCGCAAGTTGTGCTTTATCCAAGTAGAACCTGTCGTTAAGCTGTTCTAGCTTCACATTA